CATTGATATATTTATCAAGATCATTTCTAATCTGTTCAAGTTTAGTCATTAGTTTTCTCCATGTAAGGTGTTGTATAAGAATCAAATATCCATGATGCAGTATTCCACCAATCATCTATCAGGTCTTTTGAATTTACTATGCTATATCCATCATCAGATTCTCTACAAAGATCAGCATAATACTCAGCAAAATCTTCATAAAATTCTGGTAACAGATTAAATTCTTTAGCTATCTCATTAGCTCTATCGGTGCAGTGTTCATGAAATTGTTCAGCCATATATTGCTGATCCATTTCTTCCATACGTTGCTGCGGTATAGGATTATCAATCATTTTCATACTCCTTTACTTCTAATATTTTTACTGAATCAGTAAAAAATCTATCTTCAACAGTATTTATTACACAATTTTCAAGTAATGGATCTCCTGAAGGACAAATAAATTTATCTTCAGTATCGACCTCTACCAGTAAAGTAACTTGAATTTTTTTAATCATTTTTTGAAAGCCTCCGCATCCCACTCATCAAAACCTTCTTTCTTAGCTTCTTCTTCATCTACTTCTAAACATTCGTCATATTCCCAATCTCCACAACCTCCCCATCCATTATCTATAGCACTAAAGTTAGCACCATCTAAAACATTGTCTCCACGTTGTTCCCATATATCATCAGGTGTAATTGAATCAGGTACTTTAATGTAATACTCATAACTGGTCATTGAGTTAGCAGTTATTCGATAGTATTTGTATTTAGAATCTTTTTGATGATTCTCATGAGAATTTCTCATAGCTTTTTTAACTCCTTTTTTAATTTGGTTACTTTTGATAAGATTTCTATTTTTTCTGCAAATGTATATTCAGATAATTTTCTCATACCTTTTTCTATCTCAGATTCAACTGTATCTTTATAAGATTTTATATCTAATGCACTTGATATATCTGGTATAACTAATTCATCATAAATTCTGTTATACCATCTATTAGCAGTAGCAGTTGATATTTTAAAATGTGATTCAAAATACTTGATACAACTAGCTCTTGTTTCTTTTTTATCAAGATAATCCTGAGCTAAGTCTTTAGCTTCTTCTTTAGAGTATTCCCACTTTTCTTTATCTAGCATGATTCTTCCCCACTATGTTCTTCCCACTTCAATGAAAAGTCAGAATACTTTTTAAGTCTCATAACTACTTCTTCCATTGAATAACCACGCTCTATAGTATTTTCACCAAAAGCTAAGTCACTTATCTCTTTGATAAACCATTCTCTATCTTCTTCATAAGACCAAGAAGTATCTACTGGTATATCTTTAATTTGTTGTTTATATTTCATTTAAAAACACCCCTGATATTCATAAATGTGCTTTTTATATTCTTTATAAATATCATCTTTACAATCTTTAAACCTTATATTATTACTTTCATCATCACTACATAATCCATTATCTCTATATATTTTTACATTAGGATTCATATATTCAATGATCCCTTCTAATTCATATAAAGTACTTTCTAAATATTTTTTAGTACCACGTTCAATATCTGAATCATGTAAATAATCCAATAAACCCGCATTAATTAATTTTTGTCCACAATTCCAGTATGGCACTGGGTTATTTGATCCAAAATCTCTTAACAAATGTCTAAAAGTATAGTTATGCCACCAGCAATGTATCCACTTTTTAAATGGATATATTTTATTGCAAGTAGGACAAAAATAACTTTTTTCATTTACTTTTAAACCTACATTAATTCTAAATTCATCTTCAGATTTACCTGAGTACATACATTTTCTGCATGTCTTTTCATAAAAATGATCTTTCATTTTTTATTCTCCATATATTCTTTGTAAGATTTTTCAAGAATTGCATTTAATTCTTTACCAGTAAGTACAACAAATCCATTAATTAAATCTTTATCAATAAATTTGTATTTTTTATTAGGATTTATATTCATAATTCATCACCTTTATATCCTTTTTTAAAATAATCTTCAGCAGTTAATTTACATGCTTCAAATTCACAAGGAGTTAGTCCAGTACCAAACCAGATAATATCTGATTTAAGTTTTTCATCTAACAAACTATCTTTTGAATTGTAAAACTTTAAAAAAGTTTTTACTAATGCAAGTTTTTGATTCTTACCATCTAATATATCTTGATCCTCTCTAGGGCTTGCACTATTACACTCAACTGTATAAGTAGCATAAGGGTCTAACTTTCTTATAAAGTTATTTTCATCAAGTTCAATATGAACTACTCTTTCAGGGTCAAGTAATTTTTGATTGAATTTTTGTTCATATTTTCTTTTTACATTTAATAAATCACAATCTTGCTCTATGTAAACAAAATTTGTTTTTTTATCAAAGTAAGAAAATTCTGAAATTTGAAACATTTTCATTTCAAGTTCGTTAATTACCTTTAAAGGCATTTCTAACCATCCATGAGCAGGATCAGAATAGAATTTAAATAAGTGTTCTTTTGGATTCATAATTAATACTCACATTCAAGAATTTTTCTAAGCATTACTTCGTCATTCATGCTGATAGCTTTCTGAATATTTAAATTTTCTAAACATTCATTAGGATGAATAAGGTATTCACCCATTATTGATAGATAAATTAACCCATTCATGGGTTTAGTCTTTTTGGAAAGTGTCATTAAACTGGTATGTTTATGTAGGTTATTATAGGTATAATAATAAAATAATGCAAGTATTGAAATATATATAAAAAAAGAGTCTTGTTTTAAGACTCTTTTAAACTACTTACTAATAAATCCCTTTTATCTTCGTCTAAATACTCATTATTAAATCTAGTAAATAATTGATAAGTGTCATTATTGTATAAAATTTCCTCACCAAGAATATAAGCGAGCATATTCGCTACATTTTCAGAGTTAGAAAGATCAGTTGATACTTTGCCAAAATTTGACTCTTCATATTCTTTAATAGTTTCAATAGCATTAAAAATACTATCTTTTTTAAGCCATTCTTCAGCTTTATAATATCCGATAATGAAATAATCTTCATTAAGTAAATAGTGATGTAAGTCACAAATATGTTGATCTAAACCGACATCATCATTAAGTTGTTGAATGATGTAATTTTTTACATCTTGTTTTAATTCTTGCATTTTGGAAAGTTTGTTAATGCTCTTTTATTATAACTTAAATGTAAGTTAATGTAAGTGTATTATCATAAATTAATAATACACTTTTTATTTCTTTGTTTTAAATAAAGATTAATAATAAAAGAATGTAAGGTGTAATAATAAATTTCATTTTTAATTTAGTAATTGGTTAATAAGGTTTTCTTTTTCTAATTGTTGACAAGCCAAACTTTTTTTAAACTGTTCACAGTCTATTTTTGTGCTTTTCTGAAGTGATAAACTCACTCCAGAAAATACAAGCAACATAAAAAGTAGATAATAAAATAAACTTCTCATTTGTTTAACTCCTTTTGGATTTTTGTTTTAATACTCTTTCTTCTTTTTGGTTGGTCATCATCTCCTAAATAAGAGGGATAAGAACCATATAAGAAAGTTCTTAGAATTTCTTCTAATTCTTCAGTAGTAAAATTTATCATTTGTTTACATCCTTACGAATTAGTATTCTTAAATACTGGGAGAGATTAACCTCTCCTAGTACATCAATACATTTACTTACTAACTTTGCGTGTAGTTCAGGCGGCAAAGTTACTTTTATTTGCTCTTGTTTAATCTTGTTTGTCATTATTTTGCAACCTCACTTTTGAAGTTATCTACTAACCATGTCTCAAGTTCTGCTCTTTCTTCTTTCTCTAGTTTGTTAACCTCAGTAACTACTGACTTAAAAATTTCTAGTAAGAATTTTTTGTCCCTGTCATATTTAACAGAAAGATTATTAATATTGTTAAGAATGTGATTCTTAATATTTTCCTGATCCAAATAAATTGTAAGTTCTTTTGAATCATTGCCTATAGTCATATAAGCAGAGTAAGAGCAAAAACTAAACTTTACTTTTAGTTTCTCTGTTCTGAGTGTTTGGGTGTCCTCAGTTGGGAATAAGTTAATTGAGTTCATTTTCTGGTATGAAAGTGTGAATAATTTTTTTGTTTAGATAGTTATGTATTCTGTAAAATTCTTAGGTGTTGCTACTTCAGGAACTAAAAAAGGACTCAAAGAATTGAACATGTAAAAATAATTAGAAATACTTAACTATAATTAATTATATCATAAATTAGTATACAAACAAGACAGAAAGTACAAATAAATTATTTTTTAATATTTTTATGGACTCCGAGTATCTTTTTATTACTTTTATGGACTTGCAGATTATAAGAGTGTTCTATGTGGACTTCTAAGGACTCCAAAACACTTTTTAGATCTATTAGTTCATATAGGTCTATTTTTTAGACTTGGGGTGCTAGGGGTAGACTTGCAGTTTATTTTTTTATTTTATTGATTACCGAGGAACTTAAATATATTTCGTTTAATTTTTTGGTTCAACTTTAATGGACAATTCAGGAGCTTGAATATTAACTGTTTCTACTGATTCGCCTATAACTTTTCCTAGACTATCGAGAATTTGAGCTGCTGTTTGAAGCTGACCTTTTT